AGTACAGATGGTACAACATGTACAGGATGTAAACTCGCTAAAGTGTCTTACACAACTTTTGGTATGAGTGCTAAACTTCTTTGGAACGCAAGCACAAATACAATATGTCTTGATTTAAATTCAGGATATAGTGAACAGTTAGATTTCACAGAATTTGGTGGTCTTCAGAACACTGCTGCAGCTAGTGGTAAAACTGGGGACATAAAATTAACAACAACAGGTCATGCAAGTGGTGATTCTTACGTCATTGTTTTGACAGTTATAAAAGAGTACTAATCATGGCAACTTCTGGCACTAAGTCTTTTAGTTTAGACACAGCAGAGGTAATCGAAGAAGCATACGAACTAGCAGGTCTAGAGTTGCGAACAGGTTATGATGCTGCAACAGCCAGAAGATCTCTTAACATCATGTTTTCAGATTGGGCGAATAGAGGCATCAATCTTTGGACAGTTGAACAGGTCTCCTTAGACCTTACTTCAGGCACATCTTCATACACATTGAACGCATATGATGTAGATGTGCTTGAGGCAATCGTTAGAGTTTACGACAGCACATCAAGTACAACATACAGCGACATCTCTATTGAAAGAATAAGTCGCTCTGAGTATTTAGGGATTCCTGACAAAGTTGCTACAGGAAGACCATCTCAATACTTTATTGATAGAAAAGAGACACCTGTGCTTAAACTTTTTCCAACCCCCGATAATGTTACAACATATAAATTTATTAGCTACAGAATACAACGCATAGACGACGTAACAGCCTCCGCAGAAAATCAAGAAGTACCAAGCAGATTTATACCTTGTATGACAGCAGGACTTGCCTTTCAAATTGCTTTAAAAAGAAACCCACAGAAAGCAGCAATACTTAAAGTTGAGTATGAAGAGGCTTTTGGTCGAGCAGCAGATGAAGACAGAGACAGAGCAAGTATCCACCTAACACCTAGAATTAGTTACTGATGGCGTACTCAAGTGGTAAACATGCTTACGGAATATGCGACATAAGCGGATTTAGATACAGACTAAACACAATGAAGAAAACATGGAATGGTCTTCTAGTTGGTCCAGACATGTACGACCCAAAACATCCACAACTACAGAGAAACACAACAACTGCTGACCCAGAAGCGTTACTTAACCCAAGACCAGATGTTAAGTCCACGATAAGTTTGGGCATAGTAAAAGTACACAACCCTAAAAACAATCTTGGTGTTAGTTCACCAATTATGAATGCTTTAACTAGCAACACAATAGGGTCTAGTTTTTCTGGTCGTGAAGCACAAGGGGAGGTAGGAGAAGTTTCTATAACAACATGAGCTGGACTAATGCAACACTAACAACGGCAATTCAGGATTACATGGAGAGTACTGAATCCTCTTTGGTAACAAACATACCAAATTTTATAAAAGCTACTGAAGAAAAAATACTTAAAAGTGTGCAACTTGACTTGTTTAGAAAAAATGTAACAGGATCAGCAACAGCACCTGCTGCTGGTGTGCCTAATTCGTACTTAACAATGCCCACAGGTTTCTTATCTCCGTTTAGTTTAGCCTTAATAGACAGCTCTGGTAACTATAACTATTTACTTCAGAAACACGTATCATTCATCAGAGATTATACACCCTCAACCACAACTTCGGGGACACCAAAATACTACGCTGAATTTGACAACACCTCATTTATATTAGCACCCGCACCAAGCACAAACTTTACGTTTGAGTTGCATTATTTCTATAGACCAGATTCTTTAACGACTACCTCAGGAACGGAAACAACTTGGTTGTCAATAAATGCTGTTAACGCTATGCTTTATGGTTGTCTTTCCGAAGCGTGTATGTATTTAAAAAATTACGAAGCTATGCCTGTGTATGAGCAAAAATTACAGGAAGCCTTAGTGCTTCTAAAAAATCTCGGCGAAGCAAAATCAACTAGGGATCAATACAGATACGGAGAGATAAGGAGAGAGCCACAAGCATGACTCGAATAAAATCATTAGAAGGAGCTAGTGTAGCATTAGTGGCTATGGGAGAAAGTCAATTAGACTATCATTTGGCTAAGTCCCACAGTGTTGAGTTTGATGAAGTTTGGGGCATAAACGCAATGGCTGGTATAACAGATTGCGACAGAGTGTTTATGATGGATCCAGCTTCAAGATTTTTAGATTCTGATGATGCTGGGAGTCAAACAGGAATCATGGTTAAAACGCTTAAAAGTCATCCTGGACCAATATACACTTGCGAACTAGACAGTAGGTGCAAAGGTCTAGTGGAGTACCCTCTGTTAGATGTGGTTAAAGCTACACGTTGTTCGTACTTTAACAATACTGTGCCTTTCGCCATAGCTTTTGCATTGTACAATAAAATAGGTAGATTAAATTTATTTGGGTTAGACTTTACATACAAAGGAAATCTGCATTTTGCTGAAGCAGGAAGATCTTGTGTTGAGTTCTGGCTGGCTAAATGTATAGAGAACGAAATGGTTGTGAGTGTAGCTCCTAGATCAGGACTTTTAGACACTGATACACCAATTCAAGAAAAACTATATGGATACCACCGATTAGACAACCCTTTGTTAGTTTTACGAGACGATGATACAGATGAGTTTTTTACACTAAGCTACACAGAGTACAGTTCTGCCAAAGAGCAACAGAAACGATCTCAAGCAGAACTGCTTCCTATGCTAAATACTCCAGAAGCTAAGAGGTACTAATGATAGAAGTCGACACAGTAAGTGGTTTAGGTGCAATAGAGGTCGCAACACAACAATATCGAGGACATCCTCCAGAATTTTGGGCAGAAAAATGCACAGCTAGAATATGTGGTATTTCTGAAAACGCAGAACCACACATACGACAACAAGCAGAGGCATACAGAGTAGCTATTTATTCTGCAATACTTTATTATATTAAAGAGGCGATTAACAGTGAACGTTGTACTATGACAAACATTTTAATGGGACAAGGACACGAAGATCTAGCAACAATATTGAAGGAGTTAAAATAATGGCAATTACATCAACATTAACAACAAGTTTTAAAAAAGAACTTTTAGAAGCTAAACATAACTTTTTAGCATCTGGGGGCAACTCGTTTAAACTTGCTTTGTACACGAGTTCAGCAACAATGGGTGCTGCGACTACTGCGTATGCTACAACCAACCAAGTAACTGGTACAAACTACACAGCAGGGGGAGCAGCATTAACTAATGTAAACCCTACAAGTGGAGGAACAACAGGGTTTACAGATTTTGCCGACCTAACTTTTGGCACGGCTACTGTTACTGCCAGAGGATGCTTAATTTATAATGATACAAATTCTGATGTATCTGTAGCAACCATAGATTTTGGCGGAGATAAAACATCCACAGCAGGGGACTTTACTATAGTGTTCCCAGCTGCAGCAGCAAGCACAGCGATTATAAGAATAGCTTAGTCCACACATGGCTAATATCACAGGTTGGGGTAGAGGATCCTGGGGTTCAGATACTTGGGGTGAGCCTAACCCTGTTACACTTACTGGATTAGCTGCAACTTCCGCATTAGGCACCGCAACAGTTGACGCGGAAGCCAATATAACTCCAGCTTCTTTAGTCGGAACAACAGGGGCACCAGTTGCTGGCGTAAATGCACAAGCAATAGCTTCAATACAGGGTGCAGTAGGCACGGTCGGTTCAGTTTCAGTAGATGTGGACGGAGAAGCTAATGTACCTGTAGCAGGATTAAATGCAACAGCAAGTCTCGGATCCATCGCAGTCCACCATAATGCAGTAATTACACTTTCTGGTTTAGCAGGAACAAGTGCGCTCGGTACTGTTACTCCTGTAGCAAAAGCTGACGTAAGTGTGTCTGGTGTCGCAAGTACTGGTTCTGTAGGATCCGTTACACTAATAGCAAAAGCTAACGTAGCACCAGCAGGTCTTGCAGGTACTAGTACTTTAGGCACTATTTCAATTGCTTTAGGAATGAAAGTCCAAGTTACAGGACAATCAGTCACAGGATCTGTAGGAGAAGTATCAACTGTAGCAAAAGCTGTGATATCTATAGTGGGCGTGGAATCTACAGGTAGTTTAGGTGTTCTTTTCTTTTGGCAGCAGGTAGAAGATAGCCAAACTCCAGGTTGGGGGGACATAGATGATGCCCAAACTCCAGGTTGGGGAAGTATAGATGACACCCAATCTCCAGGTTGGGAAGAAGTTGCTTAACAATTCGAGAAAATGCATATATAATCAATTTAGCACGGAGAATAAATAATGGCTAGTACATACGTTAATAATCTAAGACTCAACG